GTTGGACCGAACGCCCAACCCGACGAGCAACCGCAAACCCCCGCCATGATGGGCAACGACAACATCAAGAAGTTGTCGGGCCGTGAGTACCAAAACCTCATGCGAATCGTCCGCCATTATGCGCAGGAAAAAATTACCTTGGAGATGGCCCGCACCATGTTGTCCGCTGGTTTCGGTCTAACCCCCGAAGAAGTGAACACCTTATTGGGCGTGCAGGAGCAAGCCTTCAGCGAGCCTATGTGGGGCGAAGAAGACACCGAGGACTACGGATGGGGGGAAGAAGAGTTCAAGGTCTTGGAGGTGGTCGCAAGCAAGTTTGGGAGCAGTTCCGACGACTATGTGGTCATGCACTCCAAGCCCATGCGGTTTGACACCGACTTAGACGACCAAGTGCGTCAAGCCTTCGCCGAACTTGGGGAGGAGGAGAAGGAACTGGATAAAAAAATTGAAGCCTACCGCAAGAAGAACCGTGACGCAAGCGTGGAAGAAATGGCCAAGGAGTTCGGGGTCAGCAAGGCCAAGGTCGCAAAGCGTGTGGCGTACTTGATTACAAAAGACCGTTACCCCATTGCCCGTACCGTGGACCAAATCGCCGAGCAGGGCTTGCCCAAAAACATCAAGGAAGTGGCCGAACCCGTGCTGGAGGTCCGCTACAAATACTCATGGGCCGCAGGGTTTAGCAAAAAGGATAAAAAAACCAGCCGTGAGTTCTGCAAGGTGATGCTGGACCTCGCTGACCAAGGCAAGGTGTACACACGGGACGATATTGACGGCATCTCCAACATCATGGGATATAGCGTATGGAACCGCCGTGGTGGATGGTATCATACCGCAAGCGGAGTGAATCGCCCTCAATGCAGACACATTTGGGAGCAGCAACTCGTCATCCGCAAAGGCAATAAAATCACGAAAGCATGAAGGCACTTTTTATCAGCGAACAAACCCTGCTGGACAACTCGGTCATAAACGAGAATGTTTCCTTTACGCAGATACGGCCTACCATCGTGAAGGTGCAGGAGATGCGGATTCAGCCTATAGTCGGTTCGGCCCTGTACAACGAAATGGTGGGGCAGGTGGTCAGCGGTACGACAACGGCCCTGAACACCACCCTATTGGAGGACTACATCCAACCCGCAATGGTGCAATGGCTCTACTACGAGTTACCCATGGTATTGGCCTTTAAATACATGAACAAGGGAATGGTCCGCAGAACCAGCGAGGAATCTTCGCAAATGTCCATGGACGAGATTACCCGATTGACGGACAAAGTCAAGAACGATGCCGAGTGGTACTCGGAGCGAATCACCAGGTACTTGATGGAGCAGAAGGCCAACTATCCGCTATTCAACTCACCGCCATCGGCCCTTGATACTATTTATCCGAACGGGACCAATTACAACACGGGGATGGCTCTTGACGCAAGAACCCTCCGCCGTGGTGCTGGGCTTGATAGACCATGGCCATACGGTTACGACCCTTACTGCAACAACTGCTGAAATCAATGGGCGCACACGCAAAAAACATTCTGAAACTCCAAAAATATGTCTTGGATAAAAATCAAGCAAGCACTCCTTGCGCTTGCAAATGCTCATCCGCAGGTGAACTCGTTCGGAACGGGCGACCCGCTTGCCATCGGAACGGACAACACGATAAACCTGCGAACCCCAAGCCGTGAGCGAATCGTCTATCCGCTCGTCTTTGCGGATGTTCAAAGTGCGAGTACGGATTTGGGTAGCCTTAACCTTACTGTGGGTGTCTATTTCTCTGACCGAGTGGAATCCATTGCCACGATGGGTGGCGTGGTTTCGGGCAGTCCGACGCTGGGTTGGCAAGACAACGAAGACGAGGTTTTGAGCGACCAACTACAAATCGCCCAGGACTTCATATCGTCGCTTACAAACGACCCGACGCAAGAGTGGACCCTAAGTACCAGCGTCAGCCTTACGAGGTTTGTAGAGAGCCGTGACGACCGCACGGCGGGGTGGGTGGCTACGATGTCATTCCAACTGCCATACGGCCACAACATTTGTGAAATTCCTTCATAAGATACATTTACCCTTACAAGCAACCCAAACAAAATGCCAACTCCAATCTTACAACAAATGCTCGGCCAGGGCGGCACGATGGAATTCGTGGACGCTGCTGTCACGGGCGAGAACTTTGACTTCATCGTTGTCAACACCGCCGCTACCTTCACGACCCTCACGGGTACAGGAGGCGAAAACCTGCTAACCGCTTACGCAATGTCGGGCAAATCTATTTCCGCTGGCATCGTCATCAGCGGAAGGAACGGCGGCAAGATTACGGCGGTCACTCCGTCGGTGGGTAGCGTCATCGGATACACCTTCCTCTAAGCAATGTTCATCGGCTACGGCTACGGCTATCCATTAAGCACCCTGCAAGGCGGTGGCTTATCGGCTTCGGCATGGGCTGCGTTCAATGCCCGTGCTGATGTGGATGGAGCAACCACGGCAGAGGCGGCGGTCAGCGGTTGCCTGTTCGGTCGCTTTGCTACGATTTACAACTTCTAAGAATGCCGACACCTTCGCTTCTAATCGTTCCCGCCCGATTCAAGTCGGGTAAACTTTACTCGCAAATCCCAACCAGCGGAGCGGGGGACTTCACGGTTACCCGTGCGACCAACGCAACCCGTGTAAACGCAAGCGGACTGATTGAGTCGGTGGCTTCGGGGATTCCGAGGTTGGACTACTTTGCAAGCGGTGGAACGGTTGGGTGTCCTGCGCTTTTGGTTGAGCCTGCGGCTACGAATACGCTATCGGGGTCGGTTAGCCTTGATACTGGATGGACTATAACAGCAGACACAATAGTAACATCAGGGATTATTTCACCAAGTGGAAGTACAAATGCGACCTTGTTTCAAGCGACAAATACCGCATCACGGGTGCGTCAAACGGCAACGCTTGCAAGTGGTTCAACTTACACTTTCTCTTGTTTCGGAAAATTTGGCGCATTGTCAAGCGGATTTTCACTCAATGTTTTTGACGAAAATGCTGCAAGTTATGGGAGCGGTGTTTGTCAAGCGTTTAACCTCAACGAAGGGACATTAGGCGCAAGCGGAACAACTGGTGCTGGATTCACGCTTCAAAGTGTTGGAATGGAAAACTACGGTAGCGGTTGGTATCGCTGCAGAATGACTGTGTTAATGGGTTACACGCCAACAACCCCAAGAGTTGGATTTAGGGTTGGTACGCAAATAAGCAATGGAAGACCATTGTCCGTAGCCAGCGGCACGGTCAATGCTTGGGGCGCACAACTTGAAACAGGCTCGGTAGCAACATCCTACATCCCCACCACCACCGCAACAGTCACCCGCAACGCAGATGTGGTTTTGGTCAGCGGAGCGGTCAGCGGTATTATCGGTCAGACGGAGGGGACGATTTATGCGGAGTTTTCCGTTGACTTTAATAATAGAGATGCCGATATTTTAAGTCTTGATGGAGGCAGTACGAGTAATGGATTCTTTATGAGTATAAGAAGTACTTCGGTTGTGCAGCTCATTGTTAGAACGGCATCTGCAAATGCGTTAATTTTCCAAAGAGCAGGAGCTTATCCAACAGGCGTAAATAAATTGGCTATCGCCTATAAAAACGGTGATTTTGCTATTTCACTAAATGGCACGGCGGCACAAACGGATTCAAGCACTATAACAATGCCCTCCGTTAGTATTAATAGGGCAGGTTTAGGTCAAAATAGATTATATAATTTAAACCAACAACTCCGCATCCTTGATGCCGCTCTCTATACCACCCGCTTGTCCAACGCTGAACTCGCAGCCCTCACAAGCCTTTAACAATGGCCACCTTCCGAAAATACGAGTTTGCCGTTTACGCTGACTTCCGCACCATCTACGATGCAGAAGCCTCGCCAAATACCTGTGTTGAATTGGGCCGAGTCAACGCCGACAATCCGAAGGCTTACTGCGTGGACATCCTATGGGAAGGCGAAGAGCCAAGTTATTGGGTGCGCCATCAAGTTTGGCCCATGCCTTGCGGAGTGCATTCCTTCCTCGGTTGGGACTCTCAATACGCCGCAGATTACCAAGAATTTGCAACACCGCAAACCAAGTAACATTTACAACCATGGGACTATTTAAGCGCAACCCTAACAAACCTAACATCATGCAATCAGCCATCATCGCTCTGCTCCGCCACCTGCTAACATTTATCGGTGGTACACTCGTCGCCAAAGGTGTCATTGATACCGCAACTTTGACCGAAATCATCGGTGCGATAATTACCTTGTTGTCAGTAGGTTGGATGGCCGTAGAGAAAGTAAAGGGCAAACCCGAAGCACCGAAGGCGTGAACCTGATAGAAACCACTATCATCGGGTCCATCTCCGCAATCGTCGGCGGTGCAGTTGCTTGGCTGACACGGGGACGCTTCCAAGCGGATTCCCTCCAGGTCAAGCAAGCCCAAGCGGTGCTGGCTATGTGGCAGTCAACCGCCGAGGCCCAGCACAAAGAGTTGACCGAATTACGCAATGAACTTGTAGTTTTGCGTCAGCGGATAGAGAGTTTGGAGAACACAATCCAAGCCCTTGAAGCCGAGAACGCAAACCTCAAATTATTGCAATGATTCTACCAACCACTAAGCATTCCCGAAACATCCACGACATCACCTGCCAAAGCGGGCAGGAGTTCTTGTTAATTTCCGACCTGCATTGGGACAACCCCCATTGCGATAGGGGGCTGCTCAAAAATCATTTGGACGAAGCAGTCAAGAGGAATGCCGCCATCATACTGAACGGAGACACCTACTGCTGCATGGGTGGCCGTTATGATCGTCGTGCTGACAAGTCCCTCATCCGTCCCGAACACAACACCGACCGCTACTTTGACGCTATCGTGGACACCTCGGTGGAATGGTTCGCTCCCTACGCCAAGAACATTCTGCTGATAGGTTACGGCAACCATGAAACTGCCATTATCAAGCACGGCGAAACGGACCTCTTGCAACGCTTCGCAAGCACGCTCAATTACGCCACAGGGTCAGCGGTTGAGGTCGGTGGGTACGGAGGAACCATTGACATCCGAGTTCTGCATGACACCATCCGTGGGGTCAACTTCGTAGTGCATTATTTTCATGGTCATAGTGGGGGGGGTGCGGTCAGCCGCGGAGTAATTCACGACCAGCGTTTACTTGCGGGAACCGAAGGCTACGACCTGACTTGGATGGGCCATGTACACGAACTCTACTACCACCAAAACATGATTCACCGCTATGACCGCTCCACGAAGACGCTCCTTCAGAAACCTATTCACCAACTTAGGACGGCGACTTACAAGGAAGAATGGGACGGCGGGTACATGGGCTTTCATACTGAACGAGGACGAGGCCCGAAGCCTTTGGGAGGATATTGGATGAAGTTGGAAACCAGCAGGAACGCAAGCAAGGATAACAAAGGTCCCGAACTACAACTGCACGCCACCTTCACGCCTGCGGACCGCTTGTACTGACCTGTACGATTCCCTCGTACAACTATCCCTCCTGCGTATCGTTGGCGGTTAGGTACAGGTAGCCGTACTCCTTTTCAGCGTTAAACTGCGGGCACTC